CGAAGTCATGTGCAGCACAACCGAGAAAATCTCATAAGCTTAATCCATTAGTGACCGTACTAAAACTGCACACCGTCGTGTGCTCCCCTCATATCCCCTTTTGGGGTATGTTGGGTAATCACCGGCTCGTCAGCCGGGGTCTTGAGCTTTATGCTCAAGTCCTACTTTCCGTAGACCTTTAGACAGGTCCGAAGCCTTAAGGTTCCCACGTCGGCGCTTCATGCGTTACCTTGAATGGTAAAAATGCAGAAGCGTCGGTCGTGTTTCCTGGTTAGGCTTCTCTCCATTAAAATGGAGAAAAAGGCAGTTACTCAATACGTCTCAAGGAGATTCTACATGGCCCGACCCCCCTTTACCGTGGAACTACTAGGCAGTTACAAACTGCTTAATGACAGCAACGAACCTAACGGAACAACCGTTATGGTAAGTGATGCCAAGTATTGCCACGAGGAGGCTTCAGGGGTAAGTCGTAGAAAGCCGAAAGGCTGGGTACCCCCAACGGGGTACTCCTTCACACGTAGAGAGTACGTTCGAGCATCGGGTGTTTCACATGTGAGTGTCACCAGTAACAACTGGTCTATCTACAGTGATTGTGTGGGGAAATCAGGGAGATTTAACTCTCTGAACCACTTTAACACGATCGTTGGAGAGGACACTGCTAGCGCTGAGAGCGCGAGTTTGAAACAGGCGGCCCTAGTGGCTGCTCGAGTAAAACTAAAACAGAAGCATGTGGATTTGGGGGTAGCTTTTGCAGAACGCAAGGCCACTTCACGGATGCTTGGCGATGTCACTACTCGTATGGCACGTAGTGTGCGAGAGCTGCGGCGCGGTAACTTCCGCAATGCAGCACGAGCTCTTGGGATCTTATCAGATCCTGGGAAGCCGAGGGGGTCCAATTGGACAAACCATTGGCTACAGCTACAGTACGGGTGGAAACCTTTGTTATCCGATGTTTACGGATCTGCGGACGCATTAAGCAAGCGTGACGCAAGTGACTGGAGAGTCACTACAAAGGCTCATCGGGGCGACCATGACAGCTGGACGTACACATCCCCCAAAAAGGGTAGTGCATATCCGACTGGTAATTATGACGCTTTCCGAGGAGTAGCCGAGAGGGAACGAGGCGTATTCGTACGCCTTGATGCCATCCCGGAGAACGACCTAACAATGTCGTTCAAGGCCCTAGGTCTTACCAATCCACTTCTAGTGGCTTGGGAGGTCGTTCCTTATAGCTTCGTTATCGATTGGGTTCTTCCCATAGGTAGCTGGCTTGACAGTTTAGATGCGCTGCTAGGTTACTCCTCCGCTTGGTACTCAAGTACGCACTACAGCAACACGCTGTGGACGGACGAAGGTATCTCGTATGAGTGGGACTACAACAGCTTCATCCATAATAACTGGCTTGGGACTAAGAGGCTTCTAAAGGTAGATCGCACCGCTTCCAGCGGTGTACCGCTACCTGCCTTTCCGAGATTTAAAGATCCTCGGAGCCTAGGACATATGGCCAATGGACTGAGCTTGCTAGCTCAGGCTTTTAAGCCATGAAATGTTTGATCCATCAACCATGACCCTAATAGGAGCATATAACATGCCCGCCATTGCCACACTGACCATTAATGATGGTCTCGCCACGCCGGTTGCCCATACCTTTTCACCGAAGTCTACGACTGGTGCGAAGGCAATCTGGGCCGACCGGAGTCCCTCTATCCCTGCTGGGTATCGAACCATCTCTCACGAGTTGGCCGAGCCAAACGGGACCAGGACTGTCAACAAAATCACAATGGGATTTCTTGTCCCTGTCGTGGCTGCAGTTGACGGTTCCGACACTGTCGTTCGGTATGACTCGGGACAGGTTGTCCTGAATATCAATCCGAACAGCACGCTCCAGGAACGGAAGGACCTTTTGGCCTATATGGCCAACGCTCTCGGTAACGCGAGCGTCAAGGCTTCCGTGGAGAATCTCGAGCCGTTTTATTGACCCTCATTATGAAGGGCAATCTCGGTTTTTGGTCCTTCTGCATTTTCATCGCTGGCGTATACTTCTTCTGGGACGACATCGTCGACCCAGTCGTAGACGCCTTCGTGATGATTGCACTTAGTGTACCGCGAACCTAAACGGTCGAGTTCAGGGGCTAGGGTCTACCTTTAACAGGTGACCCTTCGCCTTCTCTCCCTCCTTACCAGGAGATCCTTATGCGCCGTAAACGACGCTATCGTGCTACCCCGTCTCTAGGGTTTTCTAACGAACGTTTTATCGGGTCCTTATCCCCTCTCCTTGGCATATCGCCAGTTGGAGAATTGGGACGAGAAACTCCTCTTGACTTCACAAGTCTGGAGGCTGCCCGTGCTAGCGTTCTATTAAGAGAGCTCTACTCCAAGTATGACGATGGGAAACCGTCGCCTGAAAAGAGCACTACCACCTGGAATCGATTCCAGGAGGCAGAGACACAGTGTCAGCAGACAAACCAAGCCTTCTACGATACCGCTCACGAGGACCCATTCTGGGTTTGCGTGCGGCGTAGGTTGTGGGATACGCTTGGAAAGTTTGACTGGGACGAGTGTGCGAAGTTCTTTGCGTTTGGCCCGGGTGCTACCACTCGGCTCACCAGAAGCGAGAGCTTTGCGGCTTATAAATACTCTGGTACACCAGAGAGCACGTCAGGGAATGCTAGTCTTGCGACCTGCGCTATTCGTATGGTCCCACTCTGGAATCAGAGTGTGCAGTCTTCTGCAGAGGCAAAGGGTTTGACTGGGCTTGTCTCAGTTGTTCCCGGAAATAGCATCATTGCCGTTCCGAAGAATTATAAGACGGACCGAACGATCGCTAAAGAACCCTGTATGAATATATATATTCAGAAAGGTATCGGGCGGGCTATTAGGAACCGGCTTAACCGGGTTGGAGTCGATTTAAGTGACCAAACAAGGAACCAGCGTGCTGCCCGCGAGGGCAGTATAACTGGAGAGTTAGCTACCGTGGATCTCTCCATGGCAAGCGACACTTTATCCTATGAGGTTGTGAGTTGGCTTCTCCCTAACGATTGGTGGTATGCACTAGAGCAGTGTAGATCGCCGGTCGGGGTTCTTCCTTCAGGTACGATTGTAAAGTACCAGAAGTTCTCGTCGATGGGTAACGGTTACACATTTGAACTGGAGTCGCTCATTTTTTGGGCGATTTGTCAGCAAGTGTGTTGTCCGAATATCAACGAGACGGACTTGTCTGTGTGTGTATACGGGGACGACTTAATTGTCCCTTCGTGCCACTATGAATCGCTTGTCTTGCGCTTAGCTCAAGCTGGGTTCACACCCAACATGAAGAAAAGCTTTTCAAGCGGTCCTTACCGAGAGAGTTGTGGTAAACACTACTTTCAAGGTTCAGACATTACGCCATTCTACGTACGGAAGCCAGTGCTGGAATTAGACCGCCTGTTCCTAGCCCATAACAACGTTTATCGTTGGGGTCAACGGACAGGTGTCGAAGTTCTTCCTCTTCTCGAGCAATTGAGAAGATTAGCACCGGCCAAGTGGCGTACACCCAGACTACCGGATGGATACGGAGATGGAGCCTTTATCGGCCCCGTTGACGAACTCCAAATGGACTCACATCCTCACGGATGGGAGTACTGGCAGTGTAAAGCGCTAGCTCGGTCCTCGATCGAGCTGGAATGCGACCTACCAGATGGTCAGCTGATTGCCTCTTTAAAGGCGGCATCAGCACGAAAAGTCATAGTCGAGCCGACGGTTTTCCTCAACTTAAGGAAACCGCGTCCTAGGACGTGGTCTACTATAGAGGACAAACAGTTACAGCGTCTTAACGCTGAGCTGGAGCTATCGGTTATCGATGAGACTATAAGTGGGCTTCCCGCGAGGGAAGGGCGATATAAGGAAATCAATATCCTTATACCACGGC